GCGCCTTGAGCCCGAAAAGTGTGCCGATAAAAATGTTTTCGAAAAATCAACTTTACTTACATAAGGATACTGAAAAATGGCAGAGAATACTAAAGTTGGTTCTACTGAACTGGCAGAATGGTTCGGTGTGACCAGGCAGACTGTGATTGAGCTGACGAGAAACGGTATCCTGCATCAGATCTCCGACGAGTCTTCCGGAAGAACGACCAGGAAGTATGACCTGAAAGCCACTATGCAGGAATACAGTAAATATCTCCGCGATCGAGCCGCCGGAAGGTCAACAGCTACAGAGGATGAGCTGAAGAAGAAAAAGCTTGAAGCAGATATTGCCCTGAAGGAATCACAGGGTGAACTTCATCGGCTGAAGACAGCGATCACAAACGGGGAGTATATCTCCATTCAGGAAGTCCAAATAGACTACGACAAATTTTTTGTAACGTTCAAGAAGTTCGCCATGGGTCTTCCTTCCAGAGTGATTGGACTGATTTCCGGTTCCCTGGAACCTGCTGAGGCCAGAAAACTGGAAAAGGAACTATCAGACGAGGTATCCAATGTGCTGCAGGCGTTTGTGGTGGCAGGCACATCGGTAAAACCACCAGAGGCAGGGAAAAAGCCGAAGCTGGGACGCAAAAGAAAAGGGGAGGGTGTATGAAAGGGATCAGGAAGTTCGCCTGTCCTGAGTACATCCGGAAATCCCTGGCATACCTGAAACCCCCTGAGGACCTGAGTGTATCGGAATGGGCTGAAAAATATCGGATGCTGGACAGCAAGACAAGCGCAATGCCAGGTCCATGGCGGAATTGGAAGACGCCATACCTAGCCGGCATCATGGATGAGGTCCTCAACTACGAAACAGAGGAAGTTATCTTTTGCAAATGCACGCAGGTAGGCGGATCAGAAGCAATGCTCAATATTCTGGGCTATGTCATCCAGCAGGATCCATCACCGACGATGGTGGTTTATCCCACGGAGCAGCTGGCCCAGTCGATCAGCACAAACCGTCTGGTGCCCATGCTGAAGGCTTCACCGTCTTTGTCAGCCCTGTATATGGAGTTTCAGTCCCAGAAGCTTGAACTGCAGTTTTCCAACAACATGTATCTGTCCATAGAAGGATCTAACAGTCCTTCTGCTCTGGCATCGAAGGCTATTAAATACCTGATGCTGGATGAGGTGGACAAATATCCGGCTAATACCAGGAAGGAAGCTGATCCTATCGCTTTGGCCAGAGAGAGAACAAAGACCTTTGCCAACAGAAAGATCTTCATGACGTCCACGCCGACGATCCGGTCAGGTCATATATGGCAGGCCATGGAGGACGCAGATATCATCAAGCACTATTTTGTGCCGTGCCCGCACTGCGGGGAGATGATAGAGCTGACTTTCAATAATTTGCAGTGGCCGGACAAGGCTGGCATGACTGCTTCGGAACGCGCCGACATGGCTGTATATGTTTGTCAGGAATGCGGATCCGTAATCCGGGACCACGACAAAGACCGGATGCTCCGGAACGGGGAATGGCGAACGGTCCAGGAAAACACGAAATGGAAGAAAAAGGTGGCTTTCTGGATCAATACCTTGTACAGCCCGTTCGTAAGGTTTTCCGAGATCGCTTTTGAATTCATGACATCGAAAGATGATCCTGAACGGCTGCAGAACTTTAAGAATTCCTGGCTTGCGGAGCCTTGGGAGGATACGGCCACGCACATGGATGAAGACATGGTCATGGACAGGCAGACAGATGTGCCGGAATATATCGTTCCGGATTGGGCAAAGATGCTTACGGGAGGCGTGGACGTGCAGGGAAACTGCATGTACTACGATATTCGGGCGTGGGGCGATTACATCACCTCACAGAGCATTTCCCACGGGCAGGTTTCGGGGTTTGCGGACATTGAGCGTGTCATGAATCTGACGTACCGAAATGCCGCGGGGGATCCGTTCGTCGTACAGCTGTGTCTGGTGGACTCCGGTTACAACGCAGATGATACGTATGATTTCTGCATCAGCAACATGGACTGGGCGATGCCGGTAAAAGGCTCCAGTACGCAGATGACAAGCCATTATAAGATCTCCACGGTCAACAGGCCGGGCAAGGTAGGAAACGGCATCCAGCTGATCATGACAGACGGCGATAAGTACAAAGACATGATTGCATCGAGAATGCACAAGCCGAACGGCGTGGGAGCGTGGATGGTTCACGCGGACTGTGACCGGGAATATGCAAGACAGGTCACTGCAGAGCATAAGATCAACATCCGGTCCGGAGGGAAGGTTATCCAGCACTGGGTGCCGAAGACAGAGCACGCAGACAATCACTATCTGGACTGCAATGTTTACGCCCTGGCGGCAGCAGACATCATGGGAGTGAGGACGCTTCATCTGGATGGACAGGACAGACCAAAGGAAGAAAAGAAACAGGAACAGGTTCCGGAAGAAGCCTGGATTAGAACGAATGAGGAGTGGTTCTGATGGGAACGACAGTTACAGAGGAAAAGAGCCTGATATCCAATGCCGATATGCTGTCGGAGATTAATCAGGCCATATTAAATATTTTGGTTGGCGGCCAGGCATATTCAATTGGCTCAAGAAAGCTTACGAGGGCAGACCTGTCACAGCTGTACAAGATGCGGCAGGATCTGGAGGCGCAGGCAGCAGCAGACGAGAATCAGAGCAGCTTTTTGGATGACTGCTATGTGGCACAGTGGCCGTGGGAAAGGTAGGGGGCATGAACTGGTTAGATAATGCGATAGCCTTCATATCCCCGGAGTGGGGAGCAAGGCGGACAGCCTGGAGGGCATCCTTGGACGAGATCAGAAGCTATGATGCCGGAAATTTTGGCCGCCTGAATATGGGATGGCAGGCCGTGAACCGATCCGCGGAAGATACGGACCGTTGGAGCCGTGATTCCGTCCGGGCAAGGGCCCGTGACCTGGAACGGAATTCAGATGTGATGAATTCCATCCTGGGAGCAAATAAGCGGAATGTGATCGGCTCTGGCTTCCGGCTCCAGGCCATGACGGAGAGCGAAAGGCTCAACGACCGGATAGAAAAGCTCTGGAAAGAATGGTGTAGGCCTAAAAACTGCGACGTAACCGGAGCGCAGTCTTTCACCCAGATGCTCCGGATGATGGTTATCCGGAAGAAGGTGGATGGTGGACTTCTGGTAGTCAAAAGATATGTGGAAGACGCACAGATCCCGCTGCAGCTCCAGCTCCTGGAAGTGGACGAACTGGACAGCGGTCACGATATGAATGGCAGAGTGGTCGGCGGCATCGAATACAACGAGTACAACCGTCCGGTTGGCTACTGGGTCCGCCAGTACAGCATAGATGGAATCATTGAAACTGAACCGGTATACATCCCAGCCAGGGATGTGATCTTCTATTTCACGAAGCGGAGGCCTTCCCAGGTCCGCGAGATGTCCGACATGGCGCAGACACTGACGCGGATCCGCGACCTTAATGAATTCATTACAGCTGTTTCAGTCAAACAGAGAGTCCAGGCCTGCCTTTCAGTGTTCATCAAAAAGACCATTCCGCCCGTTGGTATGGGCCGGATAAACCATGACCCCGACAGGGTCAATTATGACGGCAAGAGCCTGACGCCGGGCATGATCAAAGAGCTGAATGCCGGCGATGATGTGCAGGTCGTTAATCCCACAGGGCAGAGTGCAGACGCGACAAGCTTTGCAAAACTGCAGCAGCGGATGATCGCTGCAGGACAGGGCATTTCTTATGAGGCCACCAGCCGTGATATGTCTGAGACGTCTTACAGCTCTGCCAGACAGGGACTCATAGAAGATGAACTGACTTTTGACGAAGAATATGAACAGCTGGTTCAGGTCATGGACGAAATCTATGAGGCATTTTTGGAGGCGTGCTTTCTGGCAGGCCTTCTCAATGGCAAAGGCTTCTGGCGTGACCGGAGCAGATATATGGCTCATGAATGGATCAAACAGCCAAAGGCATGGATTGACCCGTTGAAAGAAGCGAACGCCACCAGAACGGCACTCAACTATGGAATTAAGACATTTAAACAGGTCGCTGCAGAGAACGGGCGCGACTGGAAAGCACAGATTGATGACATGGCAGAAGTCAACGACTATGCTAAAACCAAAGGCCTGAATTTGGAGGGGGTGTTATTTGATGGCAAACTTGCGCCAGAAAAAGAAACAGGCGCAGTCTCGTCCGAAGAGTATCCGGCAAAAGAGACTGCCGACTATGGAGAGTCTTCAAAGGGAGCTGTCGGGGACAATTGAAGAGACACAAGGGAATGAGGACAGCAGAAGGTACATCATGTCATTCTCTTCAGAAGTCCCTTATGAACGATGGTTCGGAATGGAGATTCTTGACCACCAACAAGGCGCCATTGACATGAGCCGCCTGCAGGAAATAGGCGTTGTCCTGTTTAATCATAACCGGGACGATGTCGTCGGAAAGATCAACAGGGCTTGGGTAGAAGAAAACCGCGGCATGGTCGAGGTGGAGTTTGATCAAGACGATTTTTCCGAGACAATCCATCAAAAGGTAAAATCCGGGACGCTCAAAGGCGTTTCGGTTGGGTATAAGGTGGACAGCTATGAAGAGGTGGCAGAGGGACGCAAATCGGCGGATATGCGTTTTGACGGACCCTGCTGCATCGCAAGGCATTGGACACCATTCGAGGTAAGTATTGTAAGCGTTCCCGCTGACCCTACGGTAGGCGTTGGCAGGTCTGACGAGGATGCTGACCGCGGATATGCCCAGATTTATGAAACCATGAGGCGACAGTATCAGTACAACCTTAACGGAGGAAAAATATGAGACGAGCAGAAATTTTACGTCGGCAGCATGAGATCCTCATGACTGCCAGGAACGAGAATCGTGCGTTGACAGAAGATGAAATGAATGAATTTGATGACCTGCAGCGTGAACTGGAAGAGCTTGACGCCAGATCTGACGACGGGCTTCAGACCAGAGATGCAGCTGAACCTGCAGCGCAGCAGGAGACCGCTGATCCGATGAATGCTGCACAGCGTGCCATCCAGGACGAGCGGATCCGCGTGAGCGAGATCACCGGTCTGGCCCGTTCCTTTGACCTGGATCCGGCTCAGGCTATTGCGGACGGAACTACTGTAGATAATTATCGCTCTGTTGTCCTGGAACAGCTCCGGAATGAGCGCAGACCTGTCAGCACCGGCGTACAGGTGACAGCGGATGAAAACGATAAATTCAGAGCGGCAGCAGTCGACGGCCTGGCTATGCGCGGCGGTGTGGAGCTGAATACTCCGGCAAGTGGATCCGAAAGTTTCCGCGGGACATCCCTGCGTGATATCGGTATTGAATGCCTGAGACGCGACGGCATGAACGTTAACGATCTGATCCGAATGAGCCCGTCTGAAATCTATGACAAGCTGGGCGAGAGACAGTTCTATAATCCGAGTGCTGCTTTCCCGGCTATCATGGACCAGACAATCCGGAAATCCATCGTGGAGCTGTACAACCAGGTCCCGACAACTTTCCAGATGATCACCACAAAGGGCAGCCTTCCGGATTTCAAAACCACTGCTGACCATGAATATGTGATCGGCGGTGTGGGTGATTTCCTGCTCCTGCCGGAGAACGGCGAGATCAAGCCGGATATGCCGAGGACCGAGCTCCTGCCGCAGCGCAAGCTCGACACCTATGCGAAGCAGTTCTCCATGACCCGCCAGGCGTTCATCAATGACGATATCGGGTTCCTGACCCGGGTCCCCGGACTGTACGCACAGGCAGCCAAGAAGACAATCGACAAGCAGGTCTATAAGATTCTGTTTGACAATGCGGCCATCTATGACGGCAAAGCACTTTTCCACGCAGATCATCACAACCTGATGACCACGGGGACCGCTCCTACTCAGGCATCTATTCAGGCCATGATCCTGCAGATGCAGAAACAGACCGACACCTTCGGCGATCCGATCTATATGACACCGAGACAGCTGATTGTTCCGGTTGGCTATGAATTCGACCTGGCCGTGATCTTCCGCTCCGCTCAGGTGACCGGATCTGCCAACAACGACATTAACCCGCTGTACAACTATCCGCTGGGCGTTGTCCAGTCTCCGGTTCTTAATGCCATGGCCGGTCAGAATGCCTGCCCGTGGTTCCTGCAGGCGGATGCTTCCAGCGCACGCGGTATTCAGGTCGATTACCTGAACGGTCAGGAAGTTCCGACTGTCAGAAGAATGGAAACTGTCGGCCAGCTCGGCTTTACCTGGGATGTATGGCTTGACTGGGGCATCGCTGTCCGTGACTGGCGCGGATTTGTGAAGAATCCGGGCACCACACTCGCATAACAGGAAGGAGGAAATAACCGATGGCAAAAGCAAGTTATTGGCAGAGAGGGGAAGCCCTCGACTACACCAACACCGGAAACACAGTAATTGAAGCAAACACCATACTGGCGATTGGCGACAAGATCGGCATCGCAGGAGGTGACATTGATCCGGGAACTCTTGGCTCTGTCCATGTGGAAGGAGTTTTTGAGTTCGCAAAAGACACCGGCGCCATGGGACTTGGAGCCAATGTAAAAATTGATGTCGAAACCGGTAAAGCTTCTGCAGCCGGATCTGACACACCCAACGGCTATGTGGCAAAAGCTGCGGCCGCTGATGATTCCACCGTCTGTGTGAAGATCAACGCATGACGCTGAGGGCAAAAGCTCCTGTCCTGTACGCATCCCGCCAGTACAGGGTAGGTGATGCCCTGCCGGGTACAGATGAAAAACTGGTGGAGGCATGGCTGGAATCGGGCGTGGCTTTCTGGGACGAGGTGGACGTCCACGAGCCAGCGCCTAAAGCCAGACCCATCAGTCCCCCGGGAAAACCGGGAAAATCCTCGGATGGGGATCCGGATGCTTTGGTGGGAAAGGTGCCCGAAAGAGCGCCTAAAGCCAGAAAGACGCCGGCAAAAGGAAAGAAATGACATTCAAAGATATCATCGCGGATGACATCCACACAACATTCCTGAATGTAGACGAGTTTTCAGATATCCACGTCATAAATGGTACAGAAATGCCTGTCCAATTCGATGAGAACGAGCAGATAGAGCGTGAGAAGCGTTTTAATCAGCACATGGACGGCATGTACCTGAATCAAAGGCTTATTTACGTAGCCGCTTCGGATTACGGCCCTCTTCCGAAAGAGGGGAGCCTGCTGACCATGGATGGAAGGAAATTCCGTGTGGCCGATGCGATAGACGAAGGCGGGGTTTATTCGATCACGTTGGAGGCGAACCGGGCATGAGCGGACAGGTGATTAACTTTACCTACAGAGTGGATGAAGGCGATATGGCCAAAATCACACAGAAGCTGAATGATCTGGCAGGGGATAAGGCCAAAACGTACATGGCCAGAGCTCTGAATAAAACGGCCACTTCTGCCAGGGTGAAGCTGGCAGGAAAGGCGCAGGAGTCATATACGGTGAAAACCGGCGGCTTCAAAAAAGACATGCAGATCAATAATGCGTCTGCAGGCAATCTGGTAGCCGTCATCCACAGCGATGGAAATACCCTGGACGTGAAGAAGTTCCATTATTCCACTCCAAAGTCGGGTGTAAAGATTGATGTGGTCCGCAGCGGACTGAAACACATCAGAAAGTATGGCAACATGGCATTCATCGGAAAGGGCAAAGCGAATAATCAGGTCTATGTCCGTAGAGGATCGAGCAGACTTCCGATTGAGAAAATCAAATCGAAGTCTGTGCCGTACATGATCGGGTCGGAAAACCGTGTCTGGGGGCCGATGCGTCCGCAGATCGGGGCAGACCTGCAGAAGTACATGAACCAGCAGATCGCTCTGCTGATGAGGTGATGAAATGCCGGGACCGGGAAAATATAAACACAGTAAGAGAAAAGACCTGCTGGTCGCGAGCGACCTTCAGAAAGCACTGGTCGAGGTGGTTGGGGAATGCCTGGCGGATCTTGGCACAGTCAACGCCCAAGGCGAAAAGGTGACCGGATATCACGGTTTTGAACAAAGGCTTCCTGTGCAGCAGGATGCGGACGATGATCCGGATCAGTTCTTCCCATACTACATTGTGCGGCTTCTGGAAGGAAACACGGAAGAGGAGGAAGATTACTGGACATGGTCGGTAGCCATATACCTGGGCGTGCATGACGATGAAACAGATAACGCGGGACATTATCAGCTTCTGAATGCCATGACCAGAATCACAACACGTTTCGGGCAGGAGGCCACAATGGGCAAACCTGGCTATGTCGGTTTCAGGTGCCTGCCGCAGATGAGAATGCAGTTACAAGACGAAGATACATATCCATATTTTCTGGGGGCGGTACTGCTACAGTTTGCAGTCCCCAAAGTTGAAAGAGAGGATCCATTAGATGCCTACAAAGACTACGACGACGGCTACAACAGACACGGCCGTATCGAAGACCAAGACGATTAAACCCTGGACTGAGCCCAGGATGTACGTCGGCCCCAGCGCACCAAAGCTGGGTGTTACTAACAATGTTGTCTATACGGATTATCCGGCAGCTTTTCTGGCTGCAGCAGAGGAAACACCCAGACTGAAACAGCTGTTTATTCCCGTCCGGTCTTATCCGGATGCAGAAAAGTCCATCCGCGAACAGTCCGGATATATCTGGGAGGCTTATAAAACCGCCCAGACATTTGCAAGAGGAGGTGAGGCTTAATGGCAGTGAAGCATGGCGTATACGTTTATGAATCTGATACGGAATTATCGGCGCCTATTTTGGCTGACAGTTCAATCCAGTGTGTGATAGGGGCTGCTCCTGTCTGGATGCTGGACAATCCGGCAGAGGTGACAAATGTTCCGATCCTGTGCACATCCGCTACAGAGGCCATGGAGAGACTCGGATTCCTGGCTGATTTCCCGAATTATGGTCTCTGCCAGACGATGTATATCACATCCAATGTATTCCCGGTTCAGCCGGTCGTTTACATCAATGTCCTGGACACCGCAACGATGCGCAAACAGACTGCATACACTGCGACTCTGACCGCTCCTGTCGCTGCCAATGTGGTGATCGACAATGTGGGCCTGATCAAGGGTACCGTGTCTGTGGTCCAGGGAGAAAAGACGCTGAAGAAAGACGAGGATTACACCATTAGCTATACAGCTGAAGGCAAGCTGTCCATCGCCTTTATTCCTGACAGTGATTTCGATTCGGCCCAGAATGTAACCGTGACAGCGCAGGAAATTGATCTGGCAAAGGTGACCGCAGCTGTGATCATTGGCTCTTACAACACCAGCACCGGCGTTTCGACAGGTCTTGAACTTGTTCAGAGCGTATATCCGAAGCTGGGCGTGGTGCCGAACCTTCTCATTGCTCCCGGATTCTCCCATATTCCCGAGGTCGGAATTGCGCTGACCGCGAAAGCTGCCAACATCAACGGCGTCTTCAAGGGAATGGCTATCCTGGACATCAATACAGCGACTACCAATATTTACACGGCTGTAAAGAACGTAAAAGAATCCTCCGGATTCACCTCTCCGTTCTGCGCATGTGTTTGGCCGTGCATCAAAGTGGGAAGCTATATCTTCGCTGCTTCCGCTGTATTTGCCGCTCTGACTGCATACACCATCGCGGAGAACGGTGATGTTCCGTCCAGATCTCCGTCGAACAAGATGCTCGGTGTTTCCGGCACCTGCCTGGCAGACGGCACAGAAGTCCTGCTGAATCAGGATCAGGGCAATATCGTCAATACCTACGGTGTTATTACAGCAATCAATATGAACGGCTGGAGAAGCTGGGGATCTTACACGGGTGCTTATCCGAATACCACTGACGTGAAGGATATGTGGCTCCCCGTCCGGATGATGTTCAACTGGCAGGCTAACACGTTCATCCTGACCTACTTTGATAAGGTGGACGATCCGCTCAATCAGGTGCTGGTGGAATCCATTGTGGATTCCGAGAATATCCGCTGCAGCGCTTACACTCCGGATGTATGGGCTGGTGCAGAAATTCAGTATCTTGAAAGCGACAATCCGATTACGGACCTTCTGGCCGGCAAGGTTACATTCCGTCAGAGAATTGCACCGTATACACCTGCACAGGAGATCGATAACATTTTGTCCTACGACACCAGCGCACTGACTGAAGCCATGGCTGCTGTTGGCGGCGGGGCAGAATGATAGGAGGTGACAAAGAATGAAAATCCCCAGTGTATTAAATACATATAACGTCTACGACAACATAGGGAATAAGCTGATTGGCGTGGCCAATGAGCTGGAGCTCCCTGAACTTGAAGCAATGACGGATGATGTGGATGGGTCCGGTGTCCTCGGTGTGTTCGCGGATCCTGCCACAGGCCAGTTTGAATCCACAGAGATGAACATCAAGTGGAAATGGATGGATGCACGTTTCTTTCGGATCGCACGTACCGCCACGTTCTCTCAGTTCACCATCCGCGGCTCCCAGCAGGTTACGGATCCCAAGACGGGTAACACGGACTACTGGCCTCTTAAGATTGTGGTCCGCGGCAAGATGAAGAGTATGAACCTCGGCACGCTGGCCAAGGCAAAGAACATCAATCCGGAAACGGTACTGGAGGTGCTTTACCTCAACATTAAGATCAACAAGGAGCCGAGACTTCTGCTTGATAAGCTGAACTTCAGATACGAAGTCAACGGCGTAGACATGATGAAGAAGATCAGGAAGCAGGTCTGACAAAGGCGGAAAGGATAATATATGGCGGGAAAATATAAAGAAACGGATGATGACATGATGATGGACGATGTCATGGATGAAACCATGGACGATGTCGAACCCCTGGACGAGCCTGTGACTGAATCTGAAACCGGAGACGAGGTCGAAAACGGAAATATTCTGAAGCTGACCAGAACATACGATTTTGATGACCGGAAGATCAGTCAGCTGGATTTCTCCGGATTTGACGATCTTGAAGTCGCAGACCTTAACCGGGCGGCCGATCAGCTGACCAATGCAGGCCGTGTGGTGCTGAATCCTGAAATGGACGCACAGTACTGTCTGTATCTGGCTGCGTCAGCTACCCGTATGCCGCATGAGTTTTTCAGAGATCTGAAGATTCGTGATGTCATCCGGATCAAGAACAAAATGCGCAACCTTTTTTACGGACGGGGATAAGCGGTGAAGACTGTCTTGGGATGCGCAAGGCAGTCATGCGCCTGTCCATGGAGACGGGCACAAGCATCGGTTATTTCCGCAGCATGACCCTCCGTGATTTCGTCCAGACCATCAGGGACTATGTGGAAATCACGGAGGAAAATGCACAGATCAGGAAGGAGGCTCTCAGGAGAAAGCGTAGATGAGCGACTATAAGTTAGCGATAAAAATCGCAGGCCAGCTGGACGGGAGCCTTGCATCTGCCGTCAATGGCGCCAAGTCAATGCTGCAGAGCCTCGTAGGGAATGCCCCAGGGGCAGCCGGACAAGCTGTTGTGTCAGCGACACGTATGGCTATAAAAGGCAACGCTGCAACTCTTGCCGGTATCGGTCTTACAGCAGGAAAAGCTATCAAGTCAGCTGTTACCGAAGGCATGGATTTTGAAAGCGCCATGACGGATCTGGCAGGCACTGCCGGAATAGATATAGCTTCAGAAGCATTTCAAGCTTATGAAAATGCCGCACGGGAAGTTGGGGCAACTACAAACAAATCCGCTACGGAATCAGCCGAAGCATTGAAGTATATGGCTTTGGCTGGCTGGAATGTGAATGACTCCATTCAGGCATTGGACGGAATGGTCAAATTGTCCAGTGCCTCCGGACTTGACATGGCAAGGACTTCTGATCTGGTTACAGACTCCATGGGTGCTCTAGGGCTGACCATGGACGATTATTCCAGATATATGGATTTCGTAGCCACAGCAGATGCGGCAGCAAACTATACAGCCGAAGATTTCATGGAAACCATGATCCGGTCCGGTGGTGCGGCGCGGACTCTTGGCATCCAGTATGATGACTTGGCAACGGCAGCAGGTGTACTTGCCAACAACGGCGAAAAGGGTTCAGAGGCTGGCACAACGCTTAATGCTGTTTTAAGGCGGCTGGCAACAAATGGAACAGCTGTCAGCGCCATGGCCAGCAACGGTATCAGCATGTTCAATGAAGCTACCGGAGAGTTCCGAGGCTTCGAGACGGTTCTGAAAGACATAAACACAGCAATGGACAGCATGAATCCGGAACAAAAGATCGGGCTCATGAGCGATCTGGCTGGACGTTACACATCACAGTTCCAGTACCTGCTGGATTCCGTTAAAGAGGGCGGCGATTGGGGAAAACTCATGGACCAGTCGTTTGCAGATGTCTCCGGTAACATGGAAGACCGGTACAAGACCGCGACTGATAACCTCAAGGGAGATCTGGACGAACTTAAATCTGCTGCTTCAGACTTTGGTATAGAAATATACAAGAGCATGCAGGAAGGTTCAGACGGACTGCGGGGCATGACGGATTCTATGACCGAGATTGTCAACAATCTGAAAGAGGCTTTTCAGATGGACGGTCTTGACGGCCTTGCAACGCAGATCGGCGAAGAGGTGGCCAATATTGCATCTGCCATTGATGAAAATGGTGCTACGGCAGTTGAAGCCGCCACTTCATTCACGGAAAACCTGTACCAGTCCCTCGGAGAAGAGGGAAATGCGGACGAGATCGGCGGAGCCGCATCGAAGATCCTGACAAGCATTGGAACAGGCTTTATAGAGTCTACCGGCGATTATACCGTAATGGCCGGAAATATTATATCTGGGTTGGTAGACGGCCTGAATGAAGAGGATGCGGGAAGCCAGATTGCAGATGCAATATCTTCAGCTGTCGGAAAGACCGGTGACTGGTTCGGAGAGAACGGGGGAGACCTTGGCGAGGCAGCAGGAGAACTGGTGGCAAGCCTTTTAGAAGGCATATCATCACATGCCGATGATCTTATTCCTGCAGGTATAAAACTTACTGGCGGGCTTTTACGGGGGTTGATCCTGGGAGGCGCAAAGCTTGTCGGCGCGATCCCATCTATTTTGGGAAAACTTGTATCCGGTGTAATGAACAGCATCCCGGACTTGATTAGCGCAGGAAAAGGCGTAGGCCTGGCACTCAAAGAAGGTGCTGAGAGCGTTGCGATAGATCTCAATGAAGTTTTCCATTTTGATTCTGATTTCGGCGAGGTCACTTCTGAAGCTCAGGAGGCTATGGCTTCAAATATCGAGGAGATGGCTGCGGCTATCAAAGAAGTCTGGAACAGTTCCTTCGCAACAGACGAACTTGGAATTGATTCAGCTTTGCCTCAGGGTCAGAATGCAGTTAAAGATTACGTTCAGTCGTGGGTAGACGCTGGTGCCACCATTGAGCAGGTACAGAGCCAGATTAATGAGACACTGTCCGGGCCGGTGGACCCGGCAGCTGCACAGGCTATTCAGAGCGCAGGCGAAATATATGGCGAACTTGCCAATAAGGCACAGGAAGTTGTGGCTGCCAATCAGGAAGCAGCCACTGCTGCGCAGGAAACTGCTTCTGCCATAGAAGAGGCTGGACAGAAGGCAGAGACGAGCAGCGAAGCCATGGAAGTGGTTCAAAGTGCCGTGGAGAACCTCTCCGGAACTGATGGACTGGATGGGATTGTCACACAGCTGGATGATATGGCTTCAGGCATGCAGGAGACCCAGAGCGCGGCAGATGGCCTGAAAGAAGCATTAACATTTGACGGATTCGCAGGAAACCTGGCGGACGATTTGCTTGCGGCAACAGATATCCAGGCAAGGGCAGACGAAGTCAGCGCGGCCATGGAATCTATTGCCACAAATGTCTCCACATCCATGACCAATCTGGAGACAAGCTTTTCCACATTCGGCACCAATGTGGGTACAGCTCTGACAACAGCCAGTACATCCATCACTACTTTCGACACATCGATCTCGACTACGACAATGTCTGTGGGGACGAGTTTTGATACTTTGTCGGCGACGGTGGATGCGGATATGGCGGCTGTATCGTCAGTTGTCCAGACCCAGGGGGCAGCTGCTGTGGCTTCGGCTCAGTCAACAGCTCAGGGCATCATGGCAGCTTTCCAGGGCATCGATCTGTCCGGTATAGCGTCCAACATGATGGCAGGTCTTACAAACGGAATTCAGGCCGGCGGAGCAGCAGCAATTGCCGCAGCACAGTCTGTAGCTTCACAGGTGGCAGCAGCCATGTCCAGCGCGTTGGCGATTCATTCGCCATCCAAAGTCACCTACGACATAGGCCAGAACACTACGGCAGGCTTTACAAACGCTCTGCGTGATGCGGTACCGGATGTATATGGCGCGGCAAATACACTGGCGAATGCCGGCACCATGGGATTTGCACAGAATCAGACGCAGAGTCCGCTTGCAAGATTCCATGAGTTGACATCACAGACCCCGATGACCGGCGGCGGTCAGCAGGCACAGGCGCAGCAGGCCGGCCCGATCACATTCTCACCGACCATCACGATTCAGGGAAATGCGAACGAGGAAACCGTGCAGGGCGCCCTTCAGTGGGGCTTTGAACAGTTTGAGAAGATGATGGACAGATATCTGTGGCAGAAGGGAAGGGAGGCGTTTGTATGAGCAGAGTATATACGACGATCTCGGGCGATACCTGGGATCTGATTGCCTACCAGCAGATGGGCAGTGAAGGATATATGAAAGAGCTCCTACAGGCAAACCTTCCGCTGTCAAATATCCTCCGGTTTGATTCCGGAACGGAGATCATCATTCCGGATATAGAGATCGGAGCCTCTGATACGCTGCCGTTCTGGCACAGCGGAGACGATAATACGATATGGGGAGAAGAACTGGATGGCTGACAGTATCGGACGCAGGGTAACGCCTGCACTCAGGTTCAACGGAAAAAACGTCACCAAACGGCTGGAAAACTATATGCACAGCGTGACGTTTACGGATGTGGCGAGCGGATCCAGTGATTCCATCAGCATCGACCTGTATGACGTAGACATGAAATGGCTGACCAACTGGTACCCAACAAAAGGCGATCGGATTGAAGGCGCCATTGTATTTCGTGACTGGGAAAAGAAAGGGATATTGGAGCTCAAGTCCTACGGAATGTTTATCCTGGACAGTATCCGCTTTTCCGGAGGCCCGCTTAGCTGCACTTTCGGAGCCCTTGCCATTCCGGAAGACCAGAGCTTTAAGACAAGAGAACGGACGCAGACATGGGAGTATGTGTCTTTGGCTGGAATAGCCGGAGACATTGCTTCCAGATACGGGCTGGATCTTATATACAGCGGTCCTGATTATATGATTGAGTCCATGGAGCAGACAAACCGGAGTGACTCCGATTTCCTGTATTCTACCGTCAAAAGCTATGGCCTGAAGATGAAAGTCTACAACATGTCTATAGTGATTTTTGACGGCGGTGCTGTTGAATCAGGCCCTGTTGTGGCCAGACTCAGCAGAAAAGACTTCGAAGGGGACGACTGGGAATTCGATGATGAGCTGGAAGGCACCTATACCGGGGCCACCATCATGTATAAAACAGATGCCGAAGAAGATGAAGAAGAAGAAATCCGGATCGCAGTGGGAAACTGCAGCGGATCCAAGTCAAGGGTTCTTAATCTGAATGAGAGGTGTTCCGATTATTGGGAGGCTGAATGTAAAGCCTGCGCAAAGGTGAATGAAGCAAACGAGAAGATGACGACCATTAAGGGAACCCTCTATGGACACAATCTTCTTTTCAGCACCCAGTGTGTAAAGGTCACGGGAATGGGCCATGCCAATGGAAAATACTGCATTGACAAAGTCACCACAACCATATCGAGCAGCGGAACCAAGCAGCGGATAGAGATGCACAAGTGCTATAGGAGGCTGTAATGGCAGACAAACTTATCAGGGTAGGACGGGTCTCCAGGGTTAATTACGAAAAAGGCATGATTGCTGTGACTTATCCGGATCTGGATGACGCGGTTTCAGCAGAGCTTTCTGTTCTTACCTGCGGGGATGAGTACAAGATGCCAAAGGTCGGGGACAATGTGGCAGTGGCGCACCTGTCCTCTGACCAGAGCCGCGGCGTCGTCCTCGGGACCTACTGGAACAAACAGCACAACTCCAAGACCACCGGAAAAGGAAAGTTTAGGAAAGAATACGGTGAAAACCAAGGAGATGCTTACGTTGAGTATGATTCTGACTCGAAGACGCTCAGCATCAAAGCATCGAAAATTGCTATTACTATAGATACCATGGATATCGCTGGAGCTGTAAATATCACCGGATCACTGACCGTGAACGGCGTACCAGTCCCGTAGGAGGTGACAGGCTATGGGCAAAGTTGGAAACTGGGGAAGCCAGATTAAATTCTTTGTAAATTCAAAACGTCAGCTTCCGTTTCGGGATTTCAGCCGTGAAGTCGGCGCCAGATGGGCTACTCATGAGATCGTAAAGGGATACACAAGAGCGGAGTACCTGGGTATTGAGCAGGGAACCATCAGCCTGAAAGTAACCTTTTCCGCCCTGCGTGGACAGCGCCCATATAAGGATATCATGAAGCTCAATAAGGCCTGCAAGGCGGGTGTGGTCAACTATTTGTATGTAGGCGGTAAGCGGATAGGAAACTGTAAGTGGTATATAGAGAAAATCTCTGAAGACTGGGACGAGGTCTGGAACAAGGGTGAGCTGGTCAGGGCAACCTGCGATATTACGTTTAAGGAGTATCACTGATGTGGGGAGACAGGATCAAGATTATATCACTGGATGATATGAGCGAGATGCAGGGATACATTTTCCGTCTGGAGACGCTGATCCATTCTGTGGAACAAACGATACCTGGTTCAAGAGGTTTCGGGTTGCCTCAGGATTACTTAGATCTGCCGCTGACAGAAGCAGAGAATATGTTTGCAGCAGAACTACAGGATAAGGTGGAACAGTATATTCCGGAAATATCCATATCAGAGGTGGCTGCGGAAGTGGATGGCCTGAGCGGAAAAATGGAACTTACAGTTAAAATAGAGAGGAGGCAGGGCGATGATTAAAGAGATTGAAAGACTGCCGGACATATCGTTCATTGGGGACATCTCCCTGTCTGGCATCCAGGATCAGCTGGTTGCGTCTTATGAAGAGAAGTTCACGGAGGAAACAGGAACTGTAGTTTCCTTAAAATCCGGGGAACCGATTACACTGATGCTTTATGCCTGCGCTGTCCAGTTTATGCAGATGTATGCGAATGTGGACAAAGCGGGAAAAATGAATTTCCTGAAATATGCTTATGGAGACTATCTGGACAATCTGGGAGCCTTGAAGGGTGTGGAGCGGCAGAGTGAAGAGGCGGCATCCTGTACGGTAAGGTTTATTCTGTCAGCCCCCAGGCCTTCCACAATTGCCATTCCGGAGGGAACCAGAATCACCACGCAGGCAGCAGCTATCTATTTCGCTACGACTGAATATGCAGAAATCCCTTCCGGAGGGACGAGCGTTGATGTCATCTGTGAAGCGCAGACACCGGGCGATGTGGGGAACGGAATTCAGGCGGGCGAACTGTCAGTTTTGGTGGATCCCATACCATACATTTCATCTGTGTCCAATTTGAATGTGACGGCCGGAGGTACGGCCAGGGAGTCGGATGAATCGCTGGCCGGGAGGATCTACCTGGCACCGGCGAACTATTCCGTAGCAGGGCCCAGAGCTGCTTACGAATATTTTGTGAAGCAGGCTTATTCAGGTGTGGCGGATGTAATGGTAATCTCTCCGGATGCCAATCTGATTGATATCCGGGTGATTGGAGAGGACGGGGCAGAGATACCCTCGGAAGTCTGCCAGAGGATCAAATCGTATTTGGAAGACGGTGAGGTGAAACCGATGGGCGATGTGATCACAAATGTATCCGGGCCGGATGAGGAAAACTATAACATCAATATCACCTATTACATCAACCGGTCAGATGTCGGAAGTGTGGCGGCGATCCAGACGGCAGTCGAAAATGCTGTGACAGAATATGCCAACTGGCAGTCTGCAAAGATCGGGCGGGACATCGAACCGAGCAAACTGATTGAGTATGTCATGGCTGCCGGCGCTAAGAGAGTAACTGTTGCAGCTCCTGTATACAACGCCATCAGTTCGGACTGTATCGCAAGACTCGGAACCAAGACCGTGTCTTATGGAGGGCTCGAAGATGATTGATATCCGTACCGGAGAGTTGGCGGATATCCTTCCTGTTGAGTTTATCCGCCAGCCTCAGGCCGTCGCCATCAGCTATGCCCTGAAAAAAGCGTATGAGACGTTTCTGGCTGTCCAGACTATGATATATGTCTATGCGTTTGTGGACGGGGCACCGGGCTTTGTCCTGGATCTCCTGGCGGTGGAGCTGAGGGTCAGATACTATGATTCGTCCCTGGAACTGGAAACAAAAAGAAAGCTGATTAAGTCGGCCATCCTGGTCAACATGAAAGACGGCACCACATTCGCTGTGGATACGGTTGTGGCCACTATCTATAACTGGGGCAGAGTCCTGGAATGGTATGAGTACGGTGGGGAAAATAATCACTTCAGGGTTGAGCTGGATGCGAATAACGGCGGTTACGACGTGGACGCTCTTCTTTCTGCCATTATGGTTGTAAAGCGGATGTCCTCAAAGTTGGATTCCATAGAACTGCTTCAGAAACAGGATCAGGACATCTTTCATGGAACCTTACTCACAGAGCAGTTTCCGGTCATTGTTGAGAGCCCTACTTATGAGATTGAGTATCTGGTGGATGAAAACGGATACCGGATTCTGGATGAGCTTGACAATGTGCTTCTTGGCGAGCATGGGTTTGTCTTCAGCTGATAAGTGCTTACACTTAATCAAATGATGTTTAGAGCATAAAGGAGGTGGCGGCACCATGAATTTCCCTATGATTAAGCTGACCCGGGCGGGGCTGAATGCTGTTGTGGAGGCAGCATATAACCGGAAGACCCTCATGTTCACCGGCTGCAAGCTGGGAAGCGGGGCAGCGTCTGATTCTGATTTTGAAAAGGTTACAGATGTGACGACAGTCGAGAAGACGCTGGGAGTCACATCCATCGCGATTGACGGCCATATGGCTACCATGCGGTTTGTTCTTGAGAATTCCACTCTGCAGACAGGATTCTACATGCGTGAACTTGGTATTTTTGCCAGACTGGACGATGGAGAGACACAGGGAGAGGAATTCCTGTATGCATATACTAATTCGGGTAGAGAAGCGGGATATGTGAAGCCATATGACGCGGATAACTTTGTTTCCATTGTATTCGATGTAATTGTGGCTGTTGGGAATGCGGAAACCGTGGATGCTGTCATCAGCGGAGCGGTTGGTTTTGTGACTACAGCAGAATTCAACGCTTTCCTGGAAAATGATTTCAACACTCATATCACGAACTATACCAATCCGCACAAGGTAACGAAGACGCAGGTGGGCCTGGGGAAAGTAGTCAATGCTGCACCGAGTGACTATACCATCACTTTTTCCACGGCGCAGACTCTGAATTCGATAACAAGCGGATCGAAACTTTCAACGCTCATGGGGATGCTCGCGAGGACTATTCTGTCACTGAGAGATCATCTCATGGACAAGAACAATCCGCACCGGCTGACCCCACAGAGCATAGGAGCCGCCGATTCCAGACATACACATGATGCGTCTGGAGACATTACGGGTATCCTTCCACTGTCGCATGGCGGTACAGGAGTAGCTACGCTTCCTGCTCTTAAAGATCTCGTGGCAAAAGAACGCTCGTATACAACAATGATTCTGGCCGCTTCCGCATGGTCCGGTGGCAGCTACAGCCTGGAGTCATCTTATAACAGCTCTGCATTTGATGTAGAAATTGAATTGTCAAAGACAGCTACCAAGCAGGAGCAGCGTGCATTTTCGCGGGCGTCCATCGTTGGCGATCCTGATGGGAACATCCTACATTCCCTTGGAGCAACGCCAAAACTCGATATTCCTGTTACCATCAGAATTACGGAGAAATAAGATATGGCAGATATAAAGATAACGCAGAAACCTATCGTCGATTCGGTGGACAAAGACGACCAGATCCTGGTCATCGTAGATGATAACGGCGTCCCGTCTCTTCGCCGCGCCGCAACCGGAGATCTGAGCATCCTCAAAGATGAAGTCATTGCTGAAACTGTTACTGATTGGTTGGATAATCATCCCGAAGCGACAACAACCGTTCAAGACGCAAGTTTGACAGAAAGTAAATTTGCAAATAGTTTGAAATTAAAAACTATAAAAGATTATGTTACTCCTGAAATGTTCGGTGCAGTTGGTGACGGTGAAACAGATGATTCAATTCCTATACAAAATGCGATAAATGCCGGATTTAACACCATTTTATTAAGAAGTAATTATTTAATTACACAAACAATTACAATTACCACGCCTATAAAGTTTGTTGGTACAAATGCAACCTTATCAATGCAAGGAAGCGCAAAATTATTTATCAATAGAACAAACAATGTGATTTTCAACAATATTAAATTTGTTGGAATTTCGCATAGTGTTCCCGCAATACACAATTATTATTCCAATAATACATTTATTGTGTTTTGTGAATTTGATTCATTGCATGGTGGAATATCAATAGAAACAGGGAATTATATAACAATAGAGAATTGTTATATTCATAATTGCGTTTATTCGTCTCTCTTGATAATTGGTTATAATGACACAATTAAAATCCTAAAATCAAAAATCATAAACAACACAGCAACCGGAATTGGCATTGCGGGGGGAGTTAGCAGTAATGTTACAATTGCGAATTGCTACATAGAAGGAAACGGAGATAGCGAAAGAGGGAGCGTATATGTACAGGGGATAAATACTCATGGCATAATGTATAGTCAAATATGCAATAACATAATCAAAGACAATGTTGGATCGGCATTAGATTTAAGCGGGCACAATACCGACGATGTTAATACACCGAGGGCAAAATATATTGAAGTTAGCAATAATATAATTATAGGAAATGGCAGTGGAATTGTAATTGATTCAGCATTAAATGTAATCATAACTGGAAACAGAATTGGCGGTGGAAATATGGGCATATCAATTATTACTGATTCTGTGAGTGTTTACGGTGTTCAAAATATTGATATTATCGGAAATGTTTTTGAAGATTTTCCAACGTCGGCCGGAACTTATCAGGGTGTTATCAATTTTAGCAATCCAAAGCAACAGCTTAGAAATGTGACAATTGAAAACAACGTATTTAATTCATTAAGTGTTAATGCACAAGCGTTTGTTTCCACAGCCAGTATGAATTTTAGCACACAAGAAGCAGCTGATTTGGTATCTGGCATTCGATTAAAAAATAATGATATGTCATGCAGAGATTTAACAAATCTTCAGCGTGTTAAATATGTTTCTACTAATGCTTATAAGCCATATCCGTTTGAAAGCGTTGATGAAAGAACGGTAACATTGACAGGAACAGAAATCGCCAATATTCCATTTGGAATTATAAATCGCAAAACATTTATAATTACAAAAATTGATATTATTGCAACAGAAACTGGAACGAAAGTTACGATGAACATTGTTGATTCGGCTGGAAATAGTTGCTTTGAATATACTGATCAACCAGTATATGATAAGCATAGATTATTTTATCCCCAAAAATATAGTAGTTTAGTAATGAAAATTATTAATATTACCGCAACCGCACAAATAACCGCAATTATTTATTATAGTGAAATGACGTAAAAACCAATCAGAACCGTGATTTAAAGCGGGTACAGTAATTCGGTGGCGGAATAGGTAGACGAGAATAAACTTGGGGAACGTGAGGATAGACATGAATAAATTAGAAGTTAATGACCATTCAGACCCGATAACAGCATTAAAGGCTATGATTGTTACCACAGGCGGCGATGATGATTATTCTAAAGGTTTGCGCAATGGACTACGGCTTGCAGTCGCAATTCTTACAGACAGCGAGCCAAAATACGAGGAGTGATTAAATGGAACTTTAAATGAGCTGTGAAAGCGCAGATAAAGGCAGTGAAACCATGTAGATTCAATATAGACAAACAAGAAACAAAGCCAGAGGAGGATAACGATGGCAGTTATGATCAATTCTATGGGCGGGGGATCGGATCTCAGAGGAACCGTCCATTTGAAAGAATTCAAAACCGATGTAGTCGGCGAGCTTACAGAGGTGGTAAACCTGGAAGGCCCTGGCAGGCTCCTGTTTGCATTTGCTACCAGAATGCAAAACAGCTCCGGATCGCCATATAGTTCTGTGGAAGACAATATCTATGTAGAGATCATTCCAGACGGAGATGAAACAAAGACTTTGAAAAAGACATATGGAGACGATGACTGTACCAGTAGCGGGCATCTTGCAGTTCGTCCACTCATGCAGGCGCTGTCTTTCCCAGAGCTGTCGCAGGATTTTATAATTAATAGATACGGTATTAGATTTATTTATTCGGACCTAAACCCCGAAACCGTCGCGTGCACATCTACACGTTCGCTGCACTCTTCTGGATCTATCAATATGACATTTGCCGGTAGTGCGGAGGGAATTGCTGATGGTGTAGAAGACACCTCGGTCACATTGTATCCGGACGGGATGTTCTTTGATGACTCACTCGTGATCCGAGGCAGATGGGGCAGAAGCCTGACCAGAGATTTCAACGGCGTGATCCTGGCCTATCAGATCTTTGACTGACATTATCTGAAACATAGCGTACAGTATGGAGGATGATGATTATGGAAATCTTGAGTTTTATCGGGGCACACTGGGTGGAATGGCTTTTTGCAATTATCTCAGGAATCCTGGCAGCAGGATACAGATCCATCGCCAAAAGGATGACAGAGGAAAAAGAGCGGAACGAAGCTATTGCCGAAGGTGTGCAGGCCTTACTCAGAGAAAATATCGTAAGCAATTATAACCGTTACCTCGATAAAGGGTATTGCCCGATCTACGCAAAAGAATCAACCAAGCGCGTATACAAAGCATATTCAGCCCTGGGAGGAAACGATGTAGCGACAAGCCTGTACAAGAAACTTCTGGAGATGCCGGAGGAACCGGAGAAAGGGGAGAGGGAACATGAATCTTGATTTTCTGACAGAATACTATATTCCTGTTGTTGTAGCAGCCTGCCTCGTTATTGGATACTGCGTGAAGCACACGCCCGCCCTCAAGTGGCTCGACAATCATCTGATCCCAGGCTTGCTTGCCGTGATCGGGGCCGTGCTCGGATGCATCGCAAATGGCAGCTTTACACTGAATAATGTGGTGTACGGGGCTTTTTCCGGCCTGGCATCTGTCGGCTTTCACCAGATATTCAAGCAGTGGATAGAAGGGAGAGATGAAGGGTGAAAAGAGGGATAGACATCAGCGAGCATCAGCCTGGCATTGATTATACGACTCTTTCCAAACACATTGATTTCGCCATCCTGAGGGAAGGCTGCAGGCAGAGGCAAGACTATCTCTTCACGACTCATCTCAATGGCCTGAGACCGCTGGGAGTCCCGATCCCGGGCGTGTATCACTTCATCTATGCTCTGAATCTGTACCAGGTGGAGCAGGAGGCAAAATCCTGCATTAAGAACGTGAAGGCCGCAGGCCTTCCAAAAACTACGATCATCTGGGCAGATTTTGAGTATGATACTGTCAGGAATGCGGAGGATAACGGCGTCATCCTCGGACGGGCTGAGTGCATCGCATTTACAAAAAGATTCTGTGAGGTAGTCGAAAAGGCAGGGTATCAGACAGGCATTTACGCGAATCTGGACTATAGTAATAGAATGTACGATGCTGCGCTGCTCAAAGAGTATCCGTTTTGGTTTGCGCAGTACTCTGGGATCACACCCACAAAAGCATGCAGCATCTGGCAGTATTCCAGCAGCGGGACCTTGCCGGGGTATCCGGGAAATCTTGACATGAATATCATGTATGATGATGTTGCGCTGCAGGATCAGGACGATAAAGAAACGATTACAGCGGACGAATGGCTGACTGCAGATGACGTGATCGCAGTGTATGAAAGCTGGAACGGTATGAGCCAAGCCGCGGGGACACACAAACCGATCCTGGATATCTACAACGATTTCATCCGCAAGCACCCGGCGGCTGGCAGAGGCGTATTGATGCAGCCGTGGGATCCGTTCTGCGCGGCAACGTACTCGGCAGCGTACATCAAGCTCGGAGCGGTGGACGCCATCGGCGGCGTGGAGTGCGGCGTGGAACAGCTCGTTAAGATCTGCCAGAAGGCAGGAACATGGGAGGAAGACGGAAGCATAACACCTCAGAGAGGATGGGGCATTGTCTATAACTGGGATGACGATACTCAGCCGAACGATGGCTTTTCCGACCACATCGGAATCGTTGAGTCTGTCAACGATGGTCAGATCCTCTGCATCGAGGGCAACATGGGCGGTGGAGTAGTCGGACACAGGACGATCCCGATCGGCTGGGGATATATCAGGGGGTATATCAAGCCAAAGTACGGAACTACCGTCACTGCAAAACCGGCAGACAAACCTGTCCAGATCGTGGAAGAGATACCACTGCCGTCTGCAAATATTAAGCCTGCGCCGAATAAAATCCCGAAGTGGGTCGGCAAGGTGACAGCTGATGTGTTGAACGTACGGACCTGGGCCGGGATGAAGAACCAAAACATCAAGAGTTATCCGATCCTTCGGTATAGCAATCTGGTGGATGTTTGTGATATCGTCAAGGCACCCGACGGATCTCCGTGGTATTATGTGCGGATCGCCGGGAAATATTACGGATTCGTACATAGTGCCTACATTGAAAGAGTATGAAAAAGGCCGGGGGCGTGTGGCTCCCGGCTGTTTTTTTATTGGATTAAATTTCTGTACCATCTTCAAATTCAAATCTTGCTATCCATTTTCCACCAACTATCACGGCTATTTTTTCCAGATCTTCCATGGTAAGTGTGTTCCGCTTCACCTTCTGATTAAGATTTGACGGGGTTGTTCCGAGTCGTCTGGCAAGCTCTGCCTGACTCATGCCAGCACGCGCTAAAGCCATTTTTATTTTCTGTTCTATGTTCATTTCTCTTAAACCTCCTTTTGAAATGATTGTAAAGCATATGCTAAATAATGTCAATGTCAGAATGAAAAATATTCAGCGAATAATTAATATTATGCTTGACAACGTTAAGCGATTGCTGTATAATTAAACCAGATCAAAGGAAAGGAGGCCAGCAGGAACCGGAAACCGAATAAGACCAACCGGCACACAGAACCCTGACAACAGAACAAAGCAGAAAGCGGAAGCCCTCAAGCTTACGGAGGGCGGGCTGAAGCGAGGTGAACAAAACAAACCGCAGCCGTACAGAGACAGCCCAGTATCGGAAAGCAGTTAGATCACTAAGATTGAGCAAGACCACAAGGATCCGGACAGGAGGTAAGAGCGAAAAGCCGGAGATAATACAGAGGGAGCCAGAAAGAAAGCACAGAGGAGAAGAACATGAAAGAGGCAATGGAAAAGAGGATCCGCAAGTGGTACCGGGACATGTACGAGAGTACGGAGATCGACATCGCTGCAGGCATCTCGTGTGAGAGAAGCATAGAAATGGTGTGTGAGTCTGTAGATGAGCTGGAAGACATCATAGACCGGATGGAATGCATCGATGTGATAACGGGAGCAGAAAGCATCTATCTAAAAGACCTCCTTAACAAGTTGTGGGTGACCTTAGAAAGAGGCATCGAGGATATGTACGAAGAGGCAGTGTAAACCCCGGGCCGGGCGGGTAAGCCCGGCAAGAACACCAAAAGCCAAAATCGAAAATAGGAGGATTTCAATCATGGCAAAAGCAAAGGTTATTAATGTAGACATCCGCAACGACGGCAGTGTAGTAGCCTACTACGATACAGGAAGCACGAAAGCATTCAAAAGCGTGGACGCACTGCCGAAAACCGTCAGCACGTTCCTGGAAACCAACGCACCCGCACCCGTCACCGTACAGGCGACGGAAACCGGCATTGTACTTGTGGCACCGGCTGAGGTGGT